AGAAGTATTAATTAATAAATATAATGAATTAGTAAAAAAAGGAAGTAATATAGATAAAGTAAAAGAAGAATTTGAAAAACTTCCAGAAGACTTACAGAAAGAATTAATTAATATGATACGTAAACAAAAGGGGGGAAATACCAGATTTATTAAATCACGTCATAAAAGGAAAATGTTTAAGAGAAAAACAAAAAGGCAATTTAATAAGTTTTAAAAAATAAAACATAAAGTTCAAACGTTAACACTTTTACATTTAAAACACAGATTATAATTATTAAATAATATAGTGTGGGATATTATTTTATTTATAAATCTATTTTAGTATGCTAAAATCATGATTACAAAAATTACATGGGTTAAAGTATGAAAATCTAAAAAAATATATTCAAAAAGTAATAAGTGAAATACCAAAAGAAAAATATGTAAAACGACCATCAACGAGAACACGAAAAAATTACCTGCCTTAAAATCGGCGTTTTAAATGTACAAAGGTCTAAAAGAATGGTCTATTTTTATTATTACGTATGATAAACAAAAAATTTATTAAATTTGTACATAAATTTATTAAATTTTATACACCTATATGCTAATGCTAATGCTAATGCTAATGCTAATGCTAATGCTAATGCTAATGCTAATGCTAATGCTATATGCTATATGCTATATGCTAATGCTATTTGCTAATGTGTTTATTAAATTTTATACATAATCTTCTTCATTGTCATTAAGTGATTTTTTAAAACTACAACAACTATCTACACAAAATACTATAATTGCCAATATAATAATACCAGATATAACCCATTCATAAACTGTAATTATATATGACATTGTATAAATAGACAATTCATCCAATGGATTGTCACATTGGCGTCCCCATAATTCGTAAGTTCCCCAAGTAGCCAGACCTAGATATATAAATAATAGACATACACCACTACATAGGACCACATGAATACTATCTTTTTTTTCAGTATATTGTTTAGCATTTAAATGGCTTAAACCAACCAATATCGTTGTTGTCAAAAGATAACGCCAAAGTAAAGAATCGCAATAATCGTTACGTACCCTTTTATCTGAAATTTCAGATAGAGCAATAATACTGTAGACTAGCCAGACTAATATACCAACAATCAATCCACATAATACCCACCCCCCTAAACAAAGAGTAATACATAAACAGCACTCAGAATCTTCGTTTAATGAATTTTCAAAACTAGTCACTTCAGTTTTAGATTGTTTAGATTGTTTAGCTTGTTTTTGCGCCATTTTAGTTGATTGATTTTAATTACTTCACTCTGTGTCATTTCAATTTTATGAAAAATACTAAAAAAATGTATGAATACTTAGATATATTAATCGTTATTAACTTTTATTACACTACAAGTATCATTTAGTTCAAATGTTTCAGTTAGTTCTTTTTTTATAAGTTTTTTATTTTGTTCGCGTTCTTGATGATTACTACCACCCATAATAGTCTGTATCATTTTCATATAATCTTCAATTCCCTGATCTGAATTATTCCAATCTGGTCTTGTAGCTTCCCATTCTTTAATTTTATTAATTTGTTTTTTTGTAACACTATCTACAGCTAAATCTATTTTAACTTCTTTTTTATCACACTCCCAACCGGTGGCATCTTTAACATAGAATTGACGTTTTTTTTTATCTTCAATTGAATGTATTGGTCTCTCAGTAGGTTCTAAATCTTCTAAATTTTTAACAAATATATTAGTTATTCCTTTTATATAACCATGTTGTTTTGAATACATTAAATCTTCTAAAGTTAATTGTATTTTATCAATAAAATCACCAATATTCATGGCATTTTTACATTCATTATTTAAAAATAAATTTATATTTAACTTTTGATTATTATTAATTGTTTGATTAATAGTATTTTGAATAATTTGTTGTTTAGCTTCTAGTGCAACTAATTTTTCACATAATTTATTATTATTTTCAGTAGATTCTATTAATAATTTAATTAATTCAGGATTATTTTCAGAAGCTGGTTTTTTTATACATTTTTTTGAATGCCGATATAATCCTGATGTATATTTGTAAGATTTATTACAATATTCACATATAAACTCTTTCTTCATATGTTCTAAAGGTAATTTATTTATCCCCTCCTCTAGGGACAAATTTGTATGACTGAATGTATTAAAATGTTGTTCTATTTTTTGTTTTGAACATGTTATATAATCACAATTACTACAACTATAATATTTATAATTTCCTTTATTTTCTTGTATCCATTTTGTATCATGTTTTTTTGTTGAACAATGTTTCAAGAAATCTTTTTTATTAGACGTATGATAGTCACAATAATCACAATTATATTTTTTAAAATTGGGGTTGGGGATTTTTTTGTATCCATTTTGTATCATTGGGGATTTTTTAATTATATATAAAACTTATATTTTTTTCTTTTTAAGTGTGTTTTTTATACTACTCCATAAACTCCCTACACTAATTTTAAATAATTTGTTTTTTTCTCTCTAGAGCGTCCTATAAGATTCAAAGAATTACCTGTTTTTGATAGTCGATTTAAATTATTAAAAAAAGTTAGAGTTGAAAATGGAAAAATTTGATTTGAGTATCAAAAACAGGTAATTCTTTGAATCTTATAGGACGAACCTATTTTTTGATATTTAATGATAATATTACACCTATATGTTTATAGGGATATTATGTATATATATAGTATCTACATAATAATATATTATTTAATATTATATATTATTATTAAACGTTACATTGTAATTGGTATAAAAAATAATAAATATTTTATTATTATATGGATATCGATGAAATATTATCAGCATTAGAAAATGATAATCATAAAGATTTATTATATACATCTCTAGAAAATATATCAAAAGATAAAAATGATATATTACAACAGTTACAATTAAAAAGAGAGAATTTAAAAACTATGCATTCTAAATTAAAAAATTATCGTTATATAGAAGAATTAAATCATTTAAAATACGGACAATATTTGCGATGGATAAATATAAAAAATCCAGATAACATATATTTAACTAATGGAGGTATATTTTTAGATTTAAAATTATTAGATACAGGGACGCATGTAGTATGTAAAAATAATATAGGTAAAATATTTCAGTTTAAGTTAGATGAATGTATAGTATTTCAAAAATTATCAGATCAAGAACAAATTATTTTGAAAGTATTTCATCATTTTAAATAATTTATTTATATTTGTCAAGTTTACCAGTTTTAAATATTTTTTTTTTAGTATTTTTTTTAGCTTTTAATTTATAACTTTTTTTGCAAGTAAATTTATGATATTTTAAATTATGTTTTTTAAAAATACTATTAGTACATATACCAATAGCTTTAGATTCAACTGTTTGTCTGTTTAATTTTTTTATACATCTACATAGTTTGCTTGCTAATATATTTTCAGCAGATGATTTGTTTTTTTGTTTATTGTTACTTATAGTTTTATTATAATAATTTAGAATTGTTACATAGTCTCTATTTGTTAAATTCATATGTATATATATACATATGAATAAATATGTGGTATTTGATTTAGATGAAACACTTGGATATTTTACACAGTTAGGTATATTTTGGGATTGTTTATCTAAATTATTTAAATTAAACCAAACTCATTTTAATGAATTATGTAATATGTTTCCAAAAGTTTTTAGATCAGGTATATTTCCAATTTTATCTTATTTGATACGCAAAAAAAAGAAAGATCCAAATATTAAAATTCTTATTTATACTAATAATCAAGGACCAAAATCATGGACTTATATGATTAAAAATTATATAGATTATAAATTGAAAAATTCAAATATATTTGATCAAGTAATATGTGCTTTTAAAGTTAATAATATTCGTGTAGAAATGTGTAGAACGACATATAATAAAACAATTAGTGATTTATTGCGTTGTACTAATGCTCCAGATAATAGTAAATTTATATTTTTTGATGATCAATATCATAAAGACATGATAAATGATAAAGTTAATTATATTAACATGAAACCTTATAATTATCAAATAGCTTTTACTAAAATGATAAGTGTTTTTATGAATTCAAAATTAAGTAAAACACTACAAAAACAAATAAATTTAAAAAAAAAAGAATTAAAAGATATTTTAATTGAAGAGATAGATAAATATGATTTTAATGTAATTGAAATATCAAAAAAAGAATATAAACTTGATAAAAATATAAGTAAAAAAATGATGATGTATTTAAAAGATTTTTTCAATGATAAATCAAATAAACGCAAAAGTAAATTAAATAATACACAAAAAAATAAATTAAATAACACACAAAAAAATAAATTAAATAACACACAAAAAAATAAATAATTATTTTTCTATTTTTTCTTTATACATATTTAATGTTCTAGCACTAGAGTCTGTTGCCTTAACAAATCTAGGCATCCAAAAATATGGAATACATTTTTCACAATTGGGAAATATATCATCGTATATTTTTCTATAATAATATTGTTCTAGTGTTTTAGGCTGATTGTGTCTATAGTTTTGTGGTATAATATTTGATGGAAGACTTTCAATAACTTTTTTAGATATAATTTGAAACCAAGAATTATTTTGACTACTAACACCATCACTAAAAGCTTCTTTAGTTCTAAATAATATTTCATGTGGTAAAAAATCACCAAGATTATGATTTAATGAACTAAATGCTTCTCTCATAATGTATTTTTCACATTTATTATTTTGACTATGATTTCGTATTTCAGGTGGTATGGAAAGATAAAATTGTACCCATCCCCTATCTAAGAAAGGTGTTCGTGCCTCTAATCCATTTGAAGCTATACAACGATCTGATCGCAATCCGTCAAAATAATGAATTTGTGTTAATAACCTTCTACACTCAAAGTCAAAATCTAATTTATTTGGTGCGGCATGCATATATAAATATCCACCCATTAATTCGTCACTTCCATCACCATTTAAAATAACTTTAGCTGAACTATTTTGTGAAATATACTGTGCTATTAGGTAATTTCCAACACTAGCTCTAACAGTAGTTGTATCATAACTCTCTATTTTACTAATAACTTCAGGTATAGCATCAAAAAAATCAGTATCACTAACTACTATTTCGTGATGATTAGTGTTAAGAAATTTAGCAACAATTTTAGCATATTTAAGGTCTTCAGAACCTTTTAATCCAATACTATATGTTTCAAGATCTGGTACCATTCTACTTACAATTGCCGTAACTAAACTACTATCTAAACCGCCTGATAAAAGACAAGCAATTGGCCTATCTGTTGTTCCCATAACTCTTTTTCGCACTGCTTCTATAAATTGGTTTCTTACCATTGATAATATAGACTCATATGTAGTATCTAAAGACATTATTTGTGAACCAGGTACAGAATATATATTATGATTGTCGATTTGCCAGGATTTATTATTATCTAAATTAATTGTCATATATGTTGCTGGAGTAAATTGTTCTATAAAATATTCAGATTTAATAGATTTATCATTACTATCTAATTCTATTTTTAAATCACAAAGTTGTTTCATTTCTGAAGCAAAAGATAATATATTTGATGATAAATTATTTTTAGGTTGTAAAATGTATAATGGTCTAACCCCATAAGGATCTCTTGCGATAAATAATTTTTTTAATAGTTTATCATATAAAATAAAAGCAAATTCAGCATCAATAAGATTTAATGTATGTTCTATTCCATATTTTTTATACATGTGAATTATAACTTCACAATCTGAATCAGTTATAGGTGTTTGTCCTTGTGGTAAATAATTATACAATTCATGATAATTATATATTTCACCATTACATATAAGTAGACATTCATCATATTCAATTGGTTGATTTGAATTACTATTTAACCCATTAATAGCTAGTCTATGAAATCCAATCATCATATTTAGATTATTTTTTTTAGTATTACTGTATTCCGGTCCTCTAGATTTACTTTTGTTGAAACTAGACATTATTAATTCTTCAGAAATATCTTCTTTGTTATTGAGGATTGCGAAAATACCACACATTAGTTAATAGATATTTAAAGCTTTAGGTATATTATTAAAAAGATATTCTAAGCATTATATATATATATGTCAGATAATAAAATGTATGGTGTAATTAATGGTGTAAATTATCGTCAACAAGATAGAACTGAAGAGTTAAATAATAGGTTATTTAGTAGAAACATACCTTCTCAATCATTACAACCAGAGTTTTCTTTTAGACCAATATCAACAAAATATACTTTATTACCAATGATTGATCAAAGAATTAAATCTAACGTTCCTTTAAAATCATATCCAATATATAATACAAAACAAGTATTTAATCCTGGTAATGCTCAAGCACCTTGGTCAGGATTTTCTGTAAATGTAAATACAGAGTCAAAACTACGAAATCAGTTTTTCGCCCTTCAAAAATGTGAACAGGCAGATTTTGTGCCAAGTTCAAATAGCAGTTTATTCGTACCATTTAAACCAACACCTAGAGAGAATATTCAATTATATCCAGATTTATTTGATGTACCAGACTTCGAACCTTTTAATCCTAATACATTAAATATGGGCGACAAGATATTAAATAATAGTACTAGAATTCGAACTTTAAACCCCGAATAAATATTTCGTAGAGAAGTATGAAAAAAAAGCTTACTACAAAGTAATTATGGAAAATAAGATAGATGAATTAGAATATTTGATGAATCCTGTAATGTATGATAAATGGATTTCTAATGATAAAAATGAAGATATAAGTATATTTAATAATGATTTAAAATTTTATAAAAAACGAATACTTCAATTAACAAAAGATAAATTTAAAGAAATACCATTAAATAATCAATCTGATAAGGCTTTTATAGATTATACAAAAAGTTGTATAGCTTATTTAAAGTCATTAGATAAAAAAGATATTATACAAGAAGATTATAAAGAGTTAGAATTATTAGATGAAATTAATGATAATGATATTTTAGATATTGACCCTAATGAAGTAATAATAAATCCTACTTATAAAAAAAAAGAATTGTTAATATCTGATTGTCTTGATATAAAAAAAATATCAACAAAAAACGTATGTGATACAATATTTCCTAATAAAAAAAATCTAGAGTTAAAAACACCAGAGCTAAAAATAAAAGGTATAAAAAAGAAAAAAAAAAATAAATAATTTTAAAGAAAAATATTTTTATATATATTATGGGAACAAGAAAGAAATATTTAAGTAACAAAATAAATGACACTAAGAAAAAAAGATTAAAAAAAACAATATGTGGACCTAATTCAGATAAATCTTATACTTGTTATTCAGATAGTTCATTATCAAGATTAAAAACATTTTGGAATTTAAGACATCCAGATAATAAAATATTATCAAATGATTCAAGAGAGATTTGGGAGCAATTGAGAAATAACTTAGCTAATACATGTAATAAAGAGTCTTGTTGGTTGCGGCAAAAATTTATAAAAGAAAATTTAAATCGTGAATTACTAAGTTATACGTTTGCCCCTAAAGCACCAAAAACATGGCATACTAATTCAAGAGAATGGTTAAGTAGTTTGGATATAATTAGAGTAATGAAACAATATGAAAATAAATATAAATGTTTTGATTTTATAGGTCCTTCACCTATAGATTATGATTACGTTACATTGTATGGAGAGTGTATATGGGAAGAACTCTGTAATTTTGATTTAAAAAAACATATTAATGATAATAAATATAAAATAGGTATTGTTTTCAATACTGCTTTACATAATGAAAATGGAGAACATTGGGTAGCATTATTTATTGATATAAAAAAATTAAAAATATATTATTTTGATAGTGTAGGAGATTCTATACCACATGAAATTATGAAATTTGTAAATAATGTCAAAAAACAAGGAATAAATATAGATAAAAAATTTAAATTTAAACAAAATAAACTAGAACATCAAAAAAAAAATACAGAATGTGGAATGTATTCATTATATTTTATAATAGAAACATTAAAAAATGGGGAACCTTTAATTTTTAATAAACTAAAATCAGATGATGAAATGCATAGTTTTCGTAGAAAGTATTTTAATTTTAATTAATATGATAATAAATTATTTTATCAAATTAATTATTGGTTATCAAATTGATATATTATATTTAGATTTCCAGAAGAATCAATCATGGTTTCAGGAGTAGGTAAATTATTAATAGGTTGTAATAGCTGTTCTGTTAAATTATTAAGTGTATTAATTTGTTCATTAGAAAAATTATTATTAATTCTTGTATCAGGATTATTAGTATCAGGATTATTAGTATCAGGATTATTAGTATCAGGATTATTTGTGTCAGGATTATTTGTTGTATAAATAGTATTATTTGTTGTATTATTTATAGTATCAGTGTTATTATTTCTTGTATTAGTAGTATTATTTATAGTATCAGTGTTATTAGTCGCATATGGGTTACGAATAACATTAGTAGGATTATATTCTCTTATATCGAATCGACAAACAGGGCATATAGGAGAAGTTCTAAACCATCTTCTTAAAGCAGGTGGATTAAAACAGTGTTTACATTCTAATATTTGTAAAACTTGATCGTTAGGATTAAAGGGTTCTCTAAGAATAGGACAGGTATCATTTGGTGGGTTTAAAATAGTATTAAATACACGATTTTCAGAAGCTCTATTTATTTGTTCTAATGTGGGTATAATAGCAACTGGTTGTAATGTATTTAAAAATCTCTCTTCAATTTCAATACGTGTAGGTTGTAAATCAAATTGATTTAATATATTAGTAAGAATATTGTTTGGTTGTATTGAATTGTTGTTATTTAAAGGTGATGGTTGAAATCGTCCACGAGAAGTACGTATGTTCTGATAATTACTAGTTGAAATATTAGGTTGGCGATTTAATGTAGTAAAATTTCTATTATAATTATTTATCATTCTATACATATTATCAATACCTGTTTCGTTATGTCTAATTATTCTATTATGTAAATTTCTGTTATCTTCAAGTAATAGAAAATAGTTATGAATCATATTACCATACGATTGTTGTGTAGACATATTTTGAGATACAGGTAACATATATATAAATGTTGTAAAAAATTATATTTAAATATAATACGTTTTATATTAATATATAATGGCTTTACAAGAAGAAATAAAATATAAAGATAAGGGTCTAACAGGGCTAGCAAATCTAGGAAATACTTGTTATTTAAATTCTTGTATGCAAATTATCTCTCATACATATTTATTAAATGATTTTTTAGATGGTGATTATAAAAAACGAATCAATAAAAAACCAGAATCAGTATTATTAGTAGAATGGGATAAATTACGTAACTTAATGTGGAGTGAAAATTGTACAGTAAGTCCTGCTGGATGGGTTCAGGCAGTTCAAAAAGTAGCAAAATTAAAAAATAGAGATTTATTTACTGGATGGCAACAAAATGATTTACCTGAATTTCTATTATTTTTGATAGACAGTTTTCATGTTGCTATGCAACGTGAGGTAGAAATGAATATAAAAGGAAATATAGAGACAGAACGTGATAAATTGGCTAAAGTATGTTACAATATGATGCAAAATATGTATAAAAAGGAATATTCAGAAATGTTAAATATATTTTATGGAATTCATGTAACACAACTAAATGATTTAGAAGGTAATATGTTATCAGCTGTACCGGAACCATTTTTTATGATAGATTTACCTTTAGTTAAAAATAAAAAAACAATTAATTTACTAGATTGTTTAAATGAGTATTATAAACCTGAAAGATTGGAAGGAGATTGTCAATATTATAATGAAGATAAAGATCAAAAAGAAGATGTAGATAAAGGATTAGTTGTATGGAGTTTTCCAACTATTTTGGTGATAGCATTAAAAAGATTTACAAATAATGGTTCAAAAGATCAGCGTTTAGTAACATTTGACATCGAAAATTTAGATTTAAGTAAATATGTAAAAGGATATAATAGTGAAACTTATATTTATGATTTATATGGAATATGTAATCATTCGGGTGGAACATTTGGAGGACATTATACAGCATATGTAAAAAATGCGAATAATAATTGGTATCATTTTAATGACACATCAGTTACTTTGATTGATGATAATATTAGCAAGACACTTATTACTCAAGATGTATACTGTTTATTTTATAAGAAAAAAACATTTTCATAAAAATGTTTTATAAGTAATATACATAGAATGAATGTAAATGTAGATCATATATCTAATATACCTACTAATTATGATTATATTAATAATATAGGTACTAATCCTTGGTCATTATTTTTTTTAGTAGCAGTAATTTTAGTATATTATATAATATTTTCAAATTTAGGAAGTAATATTAATAATTCATTAAATGGGAGTCCATCGAAAAGTTATATTTTATTAGAAGTTATTTTGTGGAGTGTATTTTTCGCATTATTATTATTAAACGGATTACAATACTTTTTTGGTATAGATATTACAACTTCTATAAAAAATTATTTCTCTCGTGATCCAGAAATTGATATAGAAATTAATAGTAATGATGGACCTAATAGTATAACAGTTCCAGAAATTAAAATTAAAAAACAGGTATTTCATATACCTGGAAATACATTAGTATATGATGATGCTAAAGCATTGTGTGATGCTTATGGTGCGCGTTTGGCATCTTATAGTGAAGTAGAAAAATCATATAATGAAGGTGGAGAATGGTGTAGCTATGGGTGGTCAGAAAACCAAATGGCTTTATTTCCAACTCAAAAAAAAACTTGGGATAATTTGCAAAAAATAAAAGGACATGAAAATGATTGTGGGCGTCCTGGTGTAAATGGTGGATTTATAGCAAATCCAGCAGTAAGATTTGGTGCGAATTGTTATGGATATAAACCTAAAATTACAAATGCTGAAAAATATGTAATGGAAACAGAACCATTACATCCTAAAACTAAAAAAGATATAGCATTTGATAAACGCGTTGATTACTGGCGGCAAAAATTACCAGAAGTTGAAGTGGCTCCATTTAATAAAACAACTTGGAGTAAAATTTAAAAATTTAAAAAATTGATATTAAAATATATACTTAATATCAATTATAATCAATGTCGGTTTTTAGATTAATGAGAACTTTTACACAATTTTTAGAACATAAACCTCCTCCTCTAGGAAGATGGAGGTCTGTTACTTCTAAAGATGCGCTACAAAAACGTATAGATTTAGCAAATATAGATCATTGTGGACCTTGTGGACATCAAGACGTACCTCCCATAATTAATAACAAAAAATATGATATTGATTCTGGTCATTTTGAAGAATCAAAATAATAAGTATTATGAGTTTTATTCACAGCTAAAAAACGTTGGGACAAATATTAATGATATTAATAGATACAAAGAAATACAAATTGGAAAAGTTCTACAAGAAAATCAGAATATGTTTCAATGTTTTATATTTTTCAATGTCTTATATTTAAATATAACTAATAATTTAGTATAATTAGTAATGTAATAAATCATATAAGTATTGTAATATTTATATGATAATATTTATATGATAATATTTATATGATAATATTTATTCATAATATTTATTTTTATTAAAATAGTGTTTCTCCTGTAACCAATTCTTGAACAATCATACCCAAAGCAGCAAACATTGCTAGCCTACCATTATTAAGTTCCTTATTTGATAGTTCAATAAATTCTTCATCTGTAAGATTTTCTTTCAACTTGAATCCTAAATCTCCAGGTTGATAGTCTTCGCGAATTTTAAAAGCCTTGGATGAACCACCTTCAAACGGATTTTCCCAACCTTTCAACATGCTTGCGAATTCTCCTACAGCTACTAGTGCTAGTAGTGACATTTGATTATCTACAGGCATTTTAGAAACAAAATTAATACCAGGTTCTTTAGTAATCATTTCAACCAAAGGTATTACTGTTGCTCCTACCATAGCTGCTCGTGCGTGTTTTATTTCACTTTCACGCAATCTGGCTAGTTCAATTGGTTTGGCATTTTTTGAAAATCCTATAGGATCAAATTTACCAGTAAATGGTTTAGTAATACCAATTTCATTTACAAGAGGTTTTTTAACACCTGTAAAAGCAGATCCAAATTGTAGACACGTAATAGCAAATACACTTAGTGTGAACATCTTCATTGTTCTTATAGTTATATAAGTGATGTGTATTTATATTGTTGTAGAAATATATATTATAAGTATTATTTAACGTTTTTTACGTGTTAATTTATTACGCATTTTCATTTTTCTAAATGTCTTTTTTCTAAATGTCTTTTTTTTAAATGTCTTTTTTCTATTATTTTTTTTAAATGTCTTTTTTCTATAACTTTTCTTTTTACCTCCAATTTGTGATAAATTTTCATAGCAAAATTTCATAATATCATCAACATTCCTATCTCCATTATAATCTATTTTGTCGTCATTTTTAATAATACTAATAGTAGGGAATCCATTTACATTAGGAACAATGGCATTTTTCATAAAATCAGCATTTAGTTGTGTAACCAAAATATCACTTGGTTGAAACTCTTTTTCCATTTTTTCTTCAATTAATTTCCATATAGGCTTTAATCTATCACAATGACTACAACCATCCATATAGTATTTAACTAATTTTACCTTGTTTTTATTTTCATTAAAATCTTTTAATGAATTATCATTATTAACATGAATAAATTGGACCATTATATAATAATTTTAGAAAATATCTTATTAAATAATATAGATGTATAATTATTTAATAATTCTAATAGTTTTTATATTAGGTATATACTCTTATTGTTTTCAGGGACAAAAAATTATAGAAGGGTTTAATAGGAGGAGAGATTGTCCTAATATTTTAATCCAAAAAGGCAATAAAATTTATTTAAAGAATACTAAATTAGCTGAAGTACCTGGTGTGAATCCTATAATATTTAATAATTTAGATGAATATGTAGAATTTATTAATTGGCAAAAATCTCAAGACATACATTGTGACATATTATTTTTAAAACATGAATATGATGCGCAAGGTAACGGAGTTTATAAAATTAGACCTGATATTTTTGAACCATCTGGAGGATCTCAAGCTATATCACCAGGAAATATAGACTCTCTTGATGATGTAATAGTACCTTCAAATAAAAATGGACCTTTTCCTGCTCAACTACCTGACAAACAATTATTAATTGATGCTAGTAGAAATGATCCACCTTATAATAATAAAGATTATCCAGGATTTGATCAAGATAACCAATATGTAGGAATCGATACTCCTTTAGATAAATTATATAATATAGAAGTAAATAAACCATATAGCAGTAATGCTATGGATTCTAATTGGGGAGGAAAAGACTATTCAGAAAAAGTAGTAAATAGTGGTTATTATTCTGATAATAGCTAAATATACGTATAATATTTCATAATAATATATTCAATTTTTTTATTATGAAAATTTTGTTTTCATCATACTCCCCTTTAAATAAATCTGGTTATTCAACACAATTAAATAAAATAGTAAATTGTTTATTTTCCTATGATCCAACAATAGAATTTGGTTTTATATGTTGGGATATGTCTATGTTTATTGAATATTCAATGCAACCATTAACGTTTCAAGATATATTAAATATATCATCAAAATTTAATCTAACTATAAATGAGTTTAATGATAATATTAATGCTAAATTTTATTTACCAGGTAAAAGGATAAATTATTGGAATAAAATAGAAATTATCAATGAACATTTTAAATGTGATAAATTAATTGTATTTCAAGACATATATGTGTTTGAACGTTATAAAATTTATAATATACCATGTGAAAAATATTTATATATCCCGATACATAATAACTTTCTTAAACATAATCTTTTAGGTTGGGATAAAAGTTATTCAGAGGAAGTTAATAATTTATATCATTTAGCATTTTTTGATAAGATTGCCACTCCATCTATGTTTGGTGTTAAAGTATTAGAAAGTTATAATTATGATTCTATGTTAATAAATCATATAGTTGAAGAAACTAAATTAAAATATACAAAACAACAACTTTTACAAGAAAGTAACTTAGAAAATTATTTTATTTGCTTAATGGTTGCTAAAAATGATAATAAAGGTGATAGAAAAGCTTGGATACAACAATTTACAGGATTTCAGTTATTTTTAAAACAATTAGGTGAAAAAGGAAGAAATAGATGTCGTATTATAATACATGATAGTAGTGGAATTGGATTAAAAGGTACAATAGATTTAGAATTAATAGCAAAAAGTTTAAATATATTAAATTATATATTATTGCCAGATTGTAGTTCAAATGAAGATATTGTAAAGTTATATAAATTAGCAGATGTTTTACTATGTGCGTCAAAAAGTGAGGGTTTTGGATTACCTATGGTAGAAGCTCAAGTAAATGGAACTCCAGTAATTACTACAAATTGTACTAGTATGGCTACAAACACTTTTTATGGTATATGTACCGAACCACAAAAAGTGTCTTTTTGTGTAGGAGGAATTAATTCATGGTCGGATCCATCACCAACAAATATATCTAACGCAATAGAGTATATATATAATTGTAAATACAAAAAAAATAATAATAAATATAACTTTAAATTAAAACCAATAGATAAAAATAATTATAGTCAATCAACAATTTTAAATAAATGGGTAGACTTTTTAAACTTAGATAAAAAATCTGAAAAACAAATAGACAGCGCACAAAGGCGCCTCCTTGGTGAAGAGATATTTAATAATCATTTAAAAGAAATAACTAAATTATTATCTAATAAAAACATTAGAAATATAAAAAAATCTATAGAGTGTAAATATAACGCAGTTTTAATAGAAAATAGACAGGATAATAGAATAGAGCCTGTATTACTTAATCTTTTATATTTTACAAATGAGGAAATAGGAGTACAAATATTTTATAATGAAGAAAATGAAGATTTTATAAAAAATATAATTAATAAATATAATTTACAAAATATTTCATTGATAAAAATGTCATATTCTAAATTTGATATAAATATATATCAAGATTTTGTTTTTAGTAAAGAGTTTTATGATAATATTCATGGAGAGAAAATATTAATATTTCAAACAGACTCACTTATATTTAAAGAATTTGATATGAATTATTTTAATTATGATTTTGTAGGAGCAGTTTGGAATGAACCAACTATGAGACAACCGACTCTAGCTAAATTTTTTAAAGATAAATTACCAATAGGAAATGGAGGTTTTAATATACGTGATGTAAAAAAGTGTAAAATGATAGCTGGTGAATTATTTAATTATAAAAGACCACCTATGAATATAAATGAAGATAATCTTTATTCTTATATTTTACAAGAAAAATATACATCATTAAATCTTCCATCTATAGAAGATGCTATGTATTTTTCAGTAGAGACTATTAAACATAATGATCCAATGGCTATGCACGCATTTTATAAATATTTTGATAAAGAATATATAAATTATATTTTAACAAAACATATAGAAACTATTAAAATAGAGAGAAAATAATAATAATAATAATAATATTTAATAATAATAATATTTAATAATAATAATAATAATAATAATATTTAATAATAATAATAATAATAATAATAATAATAATAATAATAATAATATTTAATAATAATATTATTTAATCTAGTTTTATATTATATGCAGACAAAACTTACATATGAATGGATGATTGAACAGGTTGATAAATTAGAAAAGGCTGTCATTAATCAATGTGATTTTTGTAGAGGTAAAGGAAATAAAAAAATATTTCCTTCTGGCAAAAAATTTGATGAATATATTGAAACTAATAAAAAAATAGCACAATTTGATGAAAAGCGAATTAATAATATAAAATTGATAGAAAAATTTATAAATCATTATGAATTTTTAGTTTTAGAAGAAATTATGATAGAGAGAAAAAATAACGGTAATTATAAAAGATGGGAAAATATACTTGAAAGATTGGAAAGATCTCGTAAAATCATAAATAAATTAACAACTACTTTACAATACTCAATAGATATTAAGTCAGATACTAATATTGATATTATTTCAAAGGTAAGTTTAATTTTTTTACCATTAAGTTTTATTACAGGATATTTTGGTATGAATTTTACTTCTATGGGTATGTTGGGAAAAAATGTAAATTATAAAGGTATATTAATGTGGAAAAATGGACATACATTTGTAAAAATATTATTATTATTTGTATTAATAGCTTCGATTATAATATTGTTAATAGTAGATAGATATAATAGAAAAAACAATGAATTACATCAAACACTTGTGGGACTAGTTGAAAGGCAAGGTATAGCCTCCGACGATTTATAAGTAAACTTTAAATAAAAATATATATATAATGAAATTAATTATTCCTTTGAAAGTTATCGAACCAATAATTATTTTAAAAAAAAATGTCTTAGTTTCTTCCCCAGAACTTTATTTGGCAAGTTCTATTGTTTTAGAAACAGCTTGTACTTTTTGTTTAGCTAATGTTAATAATAACAAAATATGGTATATACCTGTTTATACAGGTTACGGAATATCGTTTTACTTATTTCCTAAATGTTTAGATAAATTTAGTTTAAGTACAGCATATGCTTTATGGTCAGGATTTGGTATAATTTTAACATTTATATTTGATATATTATTAAAAAGAGAAATATTTCAATATAAGAAAATTTTTGGAATTTTATCTATAGTTTACGGAATTTATATAATAAAATAATTATTGCTTATCTAAATATTTCATAGCTTTATTTAATGTGCCCTTGAATGTTTCTAAATCATTTATATTTCGCATTTTTGATAATAATTTATCATTATAACCATTTGTACAATCTAAATCACCAGATATTATTGTATTTAAAATTTGAATATCACACCATTCATTCATATTAATTATAATATCTTCATAATTAGTTCTATATTTATCTATTAACATACCATCTAAAGTTTTTGTCGTATCTTTTTTTATAGATTCTGCTATATTTGATGAATCAGATGCCATATTTGTAATTCCCTCTACAATTTTAACTTGATATTTTAATAAAGACATTATTATATATAACAATACAATACATACTATAGCACATCCTAAACATTGTAATAATGTACCTGTTGTAATATTCATTATATTTTATATAGATATAAAATATAGTTAATTATCATTCATTAAATATTCTTTAATATTTTCAATACAAGTTTTAGAAATTTTTCTAGATTTTCCATTACTTGTATTATATGTTATATTATCAAGACATTTATTATCTTCTTGTAGTGCGCATATTAAATCAATAATAGTTTTATATTTTATAGTAATTATTTCCGCAAAATTATTACTAACATTTGGAATCTGCATTAACATAATTTTAGCAATATTTTCTTTGGTGATAAAAGATTTTTTTTGACTTTTTAAAGTAGTAGTATAGTCTTGAGGAGCAGTAATAATTTCTTTATTGTTAAAGAATGCTTTACGTTTGCCAGATCTATTCTCTCTATAAAGTTTATCAGATATTCTTATAATGTATTCCGCTGTTTCATAAATATCATCAGTTCTATAAACTGAAAATCCTTTATAATATGATAAGGTAAATAAAGAAGAATAGATAGCAGATTGTTTAATATGAGATTTATATGGTTTAAAATTTTTAATATTTCCTTCTATAATATAAAATATATTATGATTATGTATTGATGTAGATTGTAAACGAAATGATTGTTCTTTATATCTTCCATCTGATATAGAAGAAACTAAATCGTCGATTGTTTTTCTCTCTAAAATAATATGACTATCATTATCTATTATATGTATATCTCCAATATCAAGTTGTTGTGATAATACTTCGTATTCTTCTAAACATTTAACTCTTGGATGTATAATATCAAATAATTTTTTTTCTCGACAATCAATAATAATTTTCATATTATTATAGTAGTTTAGTTAATTTTAAATACTAACTATATAAATAATAAGTTGTTATAATATTATATCTTACGTTTAGACTTTTTTCTTTTTGTCATTTTTCTTTTTGTCATTTTTCTTTTTGTCATTTTTCTTTTTGTCATTTTTCTTTTTGTCATTTTTCCCCCTTGCAAAAAGTTGGGATTCGTACTCTTAAATTCTTTAATAGCAGAATCCAGGTTTATACTATGTCTTTTTATCAAACGAAAACTTTTTCTATTAATTTTCAACAACATTTTATGGTGGTGTTCTAATTGATTAAATATATTTTTTATAGTTGTAATTGGTAAATCAACATCATTTAAGTCAATTTCATATACATCTTTAATGTCCAAAATATTATCTATCAATTTTTTTAAATATTTTTTGATAGAATTGCCTAAACCGGGTTTTTTGGAGTATGGTTTTATTTTATCAAATAATTGTCTACTTAAGCGATAAATATTAGTTACTATTTCTTTTTCTTCATCAGTTATTTCTTCAAAAGGAATAGTCTGTTGTGGATTTTTTGAGTCTTTTCTGTCATTAGCCCTATTCTGAAAACTGTTCTGCGTGCCGGTATTCATATCCCCACTATTATTTATACTTTTATCTATCGGTTGCAAATTCGAGGATGAGTCTTCAGGTTGATTGAAAATTCCCGGACCGTTAAAAAATAAAGAAAGAAAAGAACCCATAATAATATATAATATTATATATTACGTTTAGACTTTTTTCTTTTTGTCATTTTTTTTTTTATCATTTTTCTTTTTGTCATTTTCCCCCCTGCCAAAAAGTCGGGAGGCTTCTTTAATTCAGGCAGAAATATATGCATATTGGAAATCAGTTCATTCATAGGTCCAGATAATTTTTTAAAATCAGGCTTACTTATTTTAAAATAACCTTGTGTATTACTATCATATAATATATCATACTGGTCTTTTAAATCAATAAATAAACTATCTATTAATTTATCATTATCAATTGTTGATTTGTATTTTTCTAAGTCAACTTTATATATATTCTTAATTTCCTTAATTCCTGTTTCCAAGCGATCTAAAGCGTCTATGACTTTTTTACCGAGGCGTAATTTGTTTTGGTATGGTTGTATTTGTTTCGATAATTGTTTACTTAAGTAATAAATATTACTTAATGTGTTTTTTTCTTCGTGATCTAGCTTTTCTTCGTGATCTAGCTTTTCTTCGTGATCTAGCTTTTCTTCGTGATCTAGCGTAATAGTCTGTTTAAAAAATAAAGAAAGAAAAGAACCCATAATATAATATTATATGTAATTATATTACTAAATTATATATAAATGTCTATTAATTTAATTATGGTTAAGTATATATTAAACATCTACAACTTTTAAAGATTTTAAGATTAGCCTTTCCTTGTCTATAATACCCTGATTGAGGAAATAATCCAGTTTTCTTAGGTCCACCGCCTTGATTATGAGCAGTGAGTTTAGGAACATTGCGTGATACACGTTTGCCACTCATATAGCCAATAGTCATTATATATAAGTGATATAAAAGATAATTATAAAGATAATTATATGTGTGATAATTATAAATCAATAAATGAAGATGATGTTCATGTAACAGATGAAGGATTGGTTTTTAATCCTTTTAATCCAAATAATAAAGAGATTACATTGAATGACGTTCAATCTATTCTAAAAAAATATGGATTATCAGGAGAGGTATACAATATAGAGCTATATAAAAGAGCTTTTATACATAAAAGCTATACAAAAAGACCTATTGTTGAAAATGATAATCAAAATATTACAATTGTAGATAAACCAGCAAATTGTTTGTGTTTAAAACAAAAATCAAATGAAAGATTAGAATTTTTAGGTGATGGAATATTAGAAGCAATAACAAAATATTATTTATATAGAAGATTTCCTAAAGAAAACGAAGGTTTTATGACAGAAAAAAAAATAGCATTAGTTAAAAATGAATCAATAGGGAAATTAGCATATGAGATGAAATTAAACAATTGGTTAGTGATATCTAAACATGCTGAAGAAAAAAAAACCCGAACCAATTTAAAAAAATTAGGGTGTTTATTTGAAGCATTTTTGGGTGCATTATTTTTAGATCATAATAAAATACAAGTTAAAGATGAAAAAAAATGGTTTGAAAATGTATTTGTTACAGGTCCTGGATTTCAAGCAGCACAAATATTTGTAGAAAAAATATATGAAAAGCATGTAAATTGGATAGAGTTAATAAAAAATGATGATAATTATAAAAATATATTTCAGGTAAAAATTCAGAAACAATTTAAAACTACACCGGCTTATCTTGAGATAGATTATGATATAGATACAGGATATCATATGGGTGTATATTTATGTATAGGTCAAGCAATACATGAAGTTAAATTAAATGATGCTATTCCATTTAGCGAATATGGTTCTTTTGAGACTATACAAAAATTATATGAAAAAATAGGAAAGATGTTTGTATTTATGGGCGAAGGTACTCATAAAATCAAAAAAAAAGCAGAACAATTGGCGTGTGAAATAGCATTAAGTAATTTAGACGATAATTAATTATGTATTAATTAATAATTTTAATATATAATAAATTTATATAATGAATTCTACATCATCATTGATAGAAAGATTAAAAAATAAACCAAAACCTAAATCTAAAAGCCAAATTGTAGTTGGTATCAAAGGTGCGAGAAAAGAAGACGTAATTTTAAAAACAAAAGTAACTGATTTACGTGAACAAGGTATTATACCAGATAGAAAAGATATTTTAAATAAATATAAACTAGAAAAGGGATTAGTAAGAAACCTAGGTGAACAAAAAGAAGAGTCTGTTTCACAGAGACCAATTCTTGAGACTAAGGAAGAATTATCAAATGTTTCTTCTAAACCTCGCAAGTTATCTGGTAAAAAACCTAAAAAACTGAAAGGAAAGCTTAAAATAGTAGGTATTAGCAAAGGTACTATATCTTCACCTACACCTGTAGCTTTATATGAGAAAAAACGAATAACTAAAAAACCAAATTTAAGCGTAATAGATGAAAATATACCTGATGGACAGGTGATAGAAGGAGTATTAATTGATCCAAATAAAATACCTAAAGAACAACAAAAAGTTATAATACGTGCGTCATCGTATTATTTAAATAATCGTGAAATATTTTTAAATTTTATAAATTCATTGTTTTCTAGTTATCGTGATGATTTATTAGATGATGCGTCAAATGTAAGTTGTGAATCGAGAAAAGATAATGGTGATTTTACATTGTTAACACATCAACGTATAGTGAGAGATTATTTAAATTTATATACACCTTATAGAGGGTTATTATTATATCATGGTTTAGGTTCAGGAAAAACGTGTTCAGCAATAGCTATTGCTGAAGGATTAAAAACATCAAAAAATGTAATAGTAATGACTCCTGCGTCATTGAGACGTAATTTTATTGAAGAACTAAAAAAATGTGGAGATAGTTTATATAAAAAAAATCAATATTGGGAATTTGTTCCTATAACAAATGAAACAATGGCTTTAACATTGGAGTTATCTAGAATTCTCTCTTTATCAAAAGATTGGATAGAAAATAATAGAGGAGTTTGGTTAGTTGATATTAGAAAACAAACTAATTATGAGTCTTTATCTGCGGATGATAAAGTTAATTTAGATTTACAATTAAATGAAATGATACGTGATAAATATCAATTTATCAATTATAATGGTTTGCGCAATGATCATTTAGATAAATTAACGCATAATGGTGATATAAATCCGTTTGATAACAAAATAATAGTTATAGACGAAGCCCATAATTTTGTTAGTAGAATAGTAAATAAAATAGGAAAATCAGATGCGTTAAGCCAAAGATTATATGAATATTTGATGATGGCTGAAAATTGTAGAATAGTATTGTTAACAGGGACACCTATTATTAACTATCCTAATGAGATAGGTATAATGTTTAATATTCTTAGGGGCTATATTAAAACATATACGTTACCAGTGAATGTTAAAACGGGTAAAAAAGTTGATGTTGAATCAATAGAACGTATAATAAAATCGCATGGTAGTATTGATAATGTAATAGATTACGTTAAATATACTGCGTCATCTAAATTATTAACGTTTACAAGAAATCCCTTTGGTTTTTCGAATGTTAAAATAAATGGTAAATATGATGGTGTAACACAAGAAATTGACGAAAGAGGTAATATAAGTGATGATGTTTTAATTAATATTCTCTCTGATGTATTAGAGAATGCTGGTATATCTATTATAAAGTCAGGGATAAAAATAGATAATTATAAAGCTTTACCAGATAAGTTAGATGATTTTAAAAATATGTTTATAGCAGCTAATTCAGGTGAGATAAAAAATAAAGATTTATTTCAAAGAAGAATAATAGGTTTAACTTCTTATTTTAAAAGCGCCCAAGAAGGTTTAATGCCTGAATTTGATAAAGATAAAAATGTTCACATAATAAGAATAGATATGAGTTCTTATCAATTTGGTATATATGAATCGGCACGTCAAGCAGAGAGAAAACAAGAAACTAATAATAGAAAAAAAAAAGCTAAAGGTGGTGAAAAAGCCGATGTATTTGATGATGCGGTCTCTACGTATAGAATATTTTCTAGAGCATTTTGTAATTTTGTATTTCCTAGAACAATCGGACGTCCTATGCCATCAGATGATGCGTTTAAAAAAGGCGACGAAATGTTTGGAAAACAAATAGATGTATTACTAAAAAAAAATAAAGGATTAGATGAAGATGTTTTAGATGCTGCTACAACTGAAGAGAGAATTAGTAATATAGATGGTAAATATACTGAAGATGATCGCATATTATTAACTGAAGAATCAGATATACAAAGTGATTATTCAAAAGCAATTACAACAGCATTGTTTAATTTACAAGAAAATGCGGAATATTTTTTGACACCTCAAGGTAAAGATGGTTCAGGTGGTCTCTCTATTTATAGCCCAAAATTTTTACATATATTAGAAAATATATTAGATTCAGACCATATAGGATTACATTTAATATATAGTCAATTTAGAACTATAGAAGGTATTGGAGTAATTAAATTAGTTTTAGAAGCAAATGGATTTGCTCAATTTAAAATAAAAAAGACAGGTGATATATGGTCATTGGACATTAGTGAAGAAGATAAAGGTAAACCAACATTTGCGCTATATACTGGAACCGAAGATCAAGAAGAAAAAGAAATAATAAGAAATATATATAATAGTGCTTGGGAGTATGTACCAAATAATATAGTTCAAGAGTTACAAATAATTTCAAGTGATAATAAATTTGGTGAAATTATAAAAGTATTTATGATTACATCTTCTGGTGCTGAAGGTATTTCCCTTAGAAATACTAGATATGTACATATAGTAGAGCCTTATTGGCATCCAGTAAGAATAGAACAAGTAATTGGAAGAGCAAGGCGTATATGTAGTCATGAAGATTTACCTGAAGATTTACGTACTGTGGACGTATTTTTATACTTAATGACTTTTTCACAAGATCAATTAAATAGTGACGAATCTATAGAGTTAAGACTAAAAGACAAAAGTAAATTAAATGACGCACCATTAACAAGCGATGAAGCTCTTTTTGAAATATCCAATATTAAAGACGATATAAATAAAAAAATATTAATGACAGTAAAACAATCATCTATGGATTGTAGTTTACATTCAAAAGCAGATGATAAAGAACCAATTGTTTGTTATTCTTTTGGACAACCAAAATCTGATAAATTTGCGTATTATCCAGCACTTGCTCAAGAAGAGGAAGATGTAGTAAAACAAGCGAATTTGACAAAGATCACATGGAAGGCAAAAGAACTTACAATTAGTGGTAAAAAATTTGCTTATAGAAAAGATACAGGAGAGGTTTATGATTTAGATAGTTATAAACAAGCAATTAAAGTAGCGGGTATAAATCCAATATTAAAAGGAAAATTAGTAAAAGATGAAAAGGGACGATTAAAATTTATTGAATTATAATTAAATTATATATATATCTTACATATATATATATGTATTGGATAAGTAGTGCGATTATTAGTATGTTAATAATAGGATTTTATAATACTGTACTACAAGGAACAACTAATTTTGTACCTGATGGTTTGATATATAGCCATATGTATATATCTATGGTTTTAGTAATTGGTGGTATATTAAGTTTTGTAGTATTATTATATTACAGATATACAAAACCCAAAGAATTCAAATCTATGTTTGAAAAAAAAATAAAAATAAAATTTTTAACAATAATGATTATGGGATTATTTTTAATATTATTAGAAATTTTTAAATTAATCGCGATAATTGAAGGAGGATCAATAGCAACCGCATTAATAAATTTAAATATGTATGTAACGTTGATATTTGGAGTATTTTTATTTGGTGAAAAATTCAATTACAAAATGGTAATATCTACTATTATTGCTACTATTGCTATGATTTATACTATATATGAAAAAAGAAAATTATAATATGTGTTATATATATTAATATGTTATCTATAACACATATACCTGGTTATAATAAAAATTTACCTTCAAAAATGCTAGGTGGATATATAAATATAGATGAAGATAAACATATATATTCAATATTTATAGAAGCGGAAAAAAATGCCAAAAAAGCCCCAATAATTTTTTGGACAAATGGTGGTCCTGGATGTTCAGGATTGATGGGTTTGTTTGAAGAATTTGGACCACTGAGAGTACAATGTAATGGTAAGGTTGACTATAACCAATTCACATGGACTAAATTTGCTAATATAGTGTTTATAGAACAACCTATAGGTGTAGGTTTTTCTTGGTCATCAAAGAAAAAAGATTATAAAAGTGATGATGAATTAGCATCACAAGATAATTTGACATTTATATTAAAATTTTTTGAAGAGTTTCCACAATTTAAAAAAAATAAACTATATTTATCATCTGAAAGTTATGGTGGACATTATATTCCATTGTGGGTTGATAAAATAATTAAATATAATAAAACACATGAAAATGATAAATTAAATTTAAAAGGGTTTATGATTGGTAATCCTTATGTAAGTTATGAGAGTGGAATTCAAAGTCAAATATTAACATATTGGGGTCATCAAATAATGCCTATAGATAAATGGGAAAAATTTAAAAAACATAAATGTGCCACAAAAAAAAAATGGAGAAAAAAACATTTATATAAATGTAATAAAATTTCATATGAAATAGAAGATTGTGTAGGAAAACATAATCCATATGCTTTGTCGTATCCTATTTGTAAATCTCATCAACAAAGTATATTGTATACAATATTAAAAAAAAATAATAAAACATTAAAAAAAAAATACACGCCTTGTATTAATAATTATACGCATAAATATTTAAATCGTAAGGATGTAAAACAAGCTATACACGTTAAAAATTTAAAAAATTCATGGAAAGTATGTTCTGATAGAGTTGTGTATAAATATAGTGATACATATATTTCACAAATACCTTTAATTAATAAAATATTAAATGATAAATACATTAGTGATTTAGATATATTAATAATGTCTGGAACAAATGATTCTATATGTGGAACTATTAAAACTCAGGAGTGGATAAAAGAATTAGATATAAAATCAAAAAAAAAATGGAAACAATACTTTATTCATAAAGAACCAGCTGGATATCTGAGTACATATAAAAGTGTAAATAAAAAAATGGTTATATTTGCTACAGTAAATCATGCTGGACATGAAATTCCATTATATAAACCTGAAGTAGCATACAATTTAATGAAAATGTTTGTAGAAAAAAAATTTACATCAATTTAAATATTTAACCCGTTTCAGATTTAAAATCTTACATTATATAACAGAAAGACCTCATTACCCTTCAAGAAATAAATTTTTGGCAATAGAGTACTATAATAAAAATAATGTTACTCAAGCAGAAGTATCCAAGATATTTAAAATTACCAGACAAACATTTGGAGTATGGTTAAAAGACTATAATCAAAATAATTCTTTAGACAGAAAAAATAGAGAGGCTGTATCATATAAAATTAAACAGAAACACGTTAACTATGCCAAAACAATTATTGAAAAAAATAAAGAATATTCAATAAGCATAATATGGTCTAAATTAAAATCAAAATACGCCGATTTTGATATATCTAAAGGACATTTAGCTGAAGTGATTAGAGATAATAATATAACTAGGAAACGCACAAAACGAAGACATTATCCTAACAAAAGATATAATAAACCAATAAATTTAAAATTACAAGTTAAACAATTTTATTCTATCACAGATAAATATTCATTAACAAAAATAATTAGCATCGACGAGACAAGTATATATGCTGAAATGGCATCTAATTACTCTCGTTGTGATTTAGGAAAGAGATGCGTAAAAAAGACAACAGATAATCGTGTTTTCACAAAATATACATTAGTTTGTGCAATGAATAGCAAAGGTATAATTGGTTACGAATTATATGAAAACGGGGAATGAATTCTGTAAGAATGACTGCATTTATTGATAAATTTATCAATAATAAATTCAAAAAATGTTTAGTAATTATGGATAATGGCGGATCGCATAAAAACAAATTAATAAAAACAAAAATTGAAGAGACTGGGAACAAACTGCTATACAGCGTCCCATACAAACCCAAGACAAATTCTATAGAAAGTTGGTTTAGCCAATTTAAACATTATTTTGTAATTGATAATCCTTCAATATCTTTCCAAGAACTTGAAAAGTTTGTTATAAAACAATAAGAAAAATACCAAAAACATCATATCTCAATTATATGAAATATGCGTACGAGGAAAAAGCACACACAAGAATCAATAAGAAATCTTCTACACAAAGAAGACCTTTGAAAAAATACAAAAAATAATCATTTTGATCTTTTTTTAAACATTTTTAGTAATTTTTGAAATATATTATTTTTTCGGGGTCGTAGATTATTTTTTTCGGGATCGTAGAAAAGTATCATCAAATATTTTCATAACTTTTTCTGGTGTATAGTCTCGGTATGCATTCCAATCCTTGTGTTTTTCCATACTCGGATCAAAATTTTCTATTATTTTAGTCAAACTTTCACTATTGGAATACCAAAAAGCTTTATTTCCAAGAATATTAACGTGCTCTCTATATCCACACTTCATAGCAATTACTGGCTTATTAAGTGTTGAAAACTCTGCGATAGCAAGTCCAAATGTTTCTCCATCAGATCTTGCCCATATCATCGCATCACATGAGTTAATAAATTCAACTTTCTTGTCCAGTTCTGTAATCATTGGTAAATGAATGATATTTGGGAGAGGTGCACAAAATGGTCTGAAATTTGCGAAAAGAAAGTAAATATTCTTATTGGAAGATGCTATTTTATACACAACATCATGAACAAATTTTATATTAAATCGACAACTACCGCCGTATCCCCCAAAGACTATTGCTTCCTCCGGTATATTTAGCTTATTACGCATATTTCTATCGTGTTTAGGAAGGCTTATCATATGAGGGACAACTGGTGTTTTTTTATTATAACCAGATACACTCGGAGAAATGCTGGCATAAATATCACCGTGAGGTTGACAAGCAAATACGCCATGAGAACAATTTATTGCTACTTTACTTAATCTATTATCGATTTGTCCAGAACGAATATAATAAATATGTGATACATTGTTTTCTGTTAAAATTGGATCAACTTCACTAAAATTATTTACATGAAACAAGAACTCAAAGTTTTCTCTAAATTTTTTAATAATATTTTTATTGTTTACTGAGTTTGTCTTATAGATTACAATCGATTTGTTGTTAAGAATTTTCTGATTATAATATGCATAATCAAACAATGCAACTTCCGTTCCACGCTCTCCCAGATGATCGGCAAAAAAAGCAATTTTCATCAGTATATATACTAATAAAAAAATATTTTTATATTGAACGAAAAAATAATGTAAGGTTTTAATCTGAAACGGGTTAAAATAAATTTAATATTAAACTTATTTTAAAGAATAATGTTAAACTTATAATATGAGTTCTTTTATACGTGACGAAGGAACTATAATTGGTAATAAATATAAAATAATAAATAAAATAGGAAAAGGTACTTTTGGTGTTGTGTATAAAGGTGAAAATATCAGAACAAAAGAATTAGTAGCTATAAAAATAGAAACTTTAACGTCTAAACATAGCCTTTTAAAACGTGAAGCAAAAATATCTAGACAATTAGAATATAATAATGGAATAGCAAAAATCAAATGGTATGGTGTTGATAGTGATAATATATATGTAGTATTTGAACTTTTAGGTGTAACTTTATCTAGTTATATCGAGAGATTAAAAAAATTTTCATTAAAAACTACAATTGTATTAGGTATACAAATGATTGAGCGAATAAAATCTATACATGTTAATGGTATTTTACATAGGGATATAAAACCTGATAATTTTATTATGGGTAGAAATGATACACACATATTATATATTATTGATTTTGGATTATCAAAGAATTATATAATTAATAATAAGCATATAAAAGAAAGACATAAGAAAAAAATGATAGGAACAGTAAGATATGCTAGTATAAATATACATAACGGTATAGAATCGTCAAGACGAGATGATTTAATATCAATAGGTTATGTATTAATTTATTTTTTAAAAGGTTCATTGCCTTGGCAAGGTGTTACCGCTAAAACTAAAGAAGAGAAATATGAAAAAATAGGTAAAATTAAACAAGATATAAGTATTGATGAATTATGTAGTGGATTACCAGATAAATTTAAACAATATTTCGAATATTGTTATTATCTAAATTTTGATGATGAACCAAATTATCATATGTTGTGTGGTCTATTAGTAAGTATGTTACCAGAAAAAGAAATATATTTTGATAAAATATTATATGATTGGGATATTAAATTAGATAATTCTTTGATTGAAGTAGATCTAAATAGTTTATAGTTTTATAGTTTATAGTTTTATAGTTTATAGTTTTATAGTTTATATTATCTACTTAAAGATATTATCATAATAGTTAGTATAGAAATGACTGATACAGTAGAAACAGGAAACACTCTTACCGGAAGAGTAAAATGGTTTAATAATAAAGCGGGCTATGGATTTATTACTGTAACAAGTGATTGTGATAAGAAAGAGAATGATGTATTTGTACATCATTCTGCTATTATGACATCTAGTGAACAGTATAAATATCTAGTACAAGGCGAGTATGTGAGTTTTAAACTAAATAAATGTAATGAAGATCAAGGTCATGAATATCAAGCAGATAGTGTTAGTGGTGTATTCGGTGATAAGCTTATGTGTGAAACCCGCAATGAGAATCGCACAACAAAATATGTAAAAAAAGATAGTAGTGGTGATTCAGGTAGAAGTCGTCGCAGAGATACACAAAAATATACGCGCGTGGCTGTACAAGTACGTGGAGATGGTCCACGTGAAAATGAAGAATGGATGCTTGTTCGTCGCAAAAAAGACACGACTAAGGAACAATCTAATAGTCATTCACTCTAGAATAAATATTTTTATTAAAATGATATTATAACACTATAATATCATCAAGTATATCATCAAGTATATTATCAAGTATATCATCAAGTATATTATCAAGTATATCATCAAGTATAATATAATGATCACATAGTAATATGATCATTATATTAGATGTTTTTTGAAAACTTTTAAGACATTCATTAAGACATTCATTAAGACATTCATTAAGACATTCATTAAGACATTCATTAATATATTCAAAAGATATTAATATCTAGCTAATATATTTCTATTTTATCTAAGGTACATTGAGGATATTTATATAAATAACAAATTTTACAAAATTGATTTAAAGAATTATTAGGTATATGTAATATAGTAACTACAATGCCAAAGAGAAAAACGAGTACCCAAAATAAATCAAGTAGTTCAGATGAAATGGATACCACAAAACCTGTAGATTGTGCGGCAGACACAAAAATGGAGCTAGTAAATGCTGTTGTGGAAAATACACAGGAAGAAACTGAGACTAAATTAAATAATCAAGAAGAAAATGATGAAATTGGACAACAATTTGTTAATGTTCTAGAAACTTTGTCTACTTTTAGACAATCTATTACTGCTCTTCAAACCCAAATTCGTCTTTTAGAAAAGTCTGTCCGTAAAGATATGAAAAGTCTTCGTCGTGAAGCAAATAAACATCGTTCAAAAGGTAATCGTAAACCATCTGGATTTGCTAAACCATCACTAGTAACAGCTGAACTATGTAAATTTATGGGTAAAGATGAAGGTACAGAGATTGCTCGCACAGAGGTTACACAATATTTGATTCAATATATTAAAGATAATGATCTTCAATTTGCTGATAATAAAAAAATTATTCTACCAGATGATAATCTTAAAACACTTTTGGATGTAAAGGATAATGAAGAAGTTACATATTTTAATTTACAGCGTTTAATGAACAAGCATTTTGTAAAGAAAAATAAAACAGTAACTGATGAATAAAGTAGAGTAATTTTATTAAGGTAATTAGTATAATTAGTATAATTAGTATAATTAGTATAATTAGTATATATAATTTTACTAATTAATCAATGATTGGAACTTCACCATGTTGAATCATATTAATTTGTTCTATAATTTGTACTGGTTCAATTACTTTAATTATCATTTCTTTTATTTTGTCTTGTTTATAATTAATTTTTTCATAATAATAATTATCTTTTTCTACTAATTTCATATATTCATTATATCCTTGTTCTTCGTCGTAATTGACAGGTACCCATTTTTTATTTAAAGTGTGTTTAAATATATTATTAAATTGATACCCTAGTGTAGAGTATAGACACAAAATAATCGCAGATATTCGAAGATAGTTAGCCATGTTCACTTTTAACTTAATAATTAAAATATTATTATCTCAATTTTTTGCATATTTAGAATATTATTAATTTAGAATATGTCTTCAATATTAGTTTAACATATTTAAGTTTAAACTAATATTAATATATATGGATATTGCTGGTAGAAAAGAACGTAGTGATATGATATTAGAACCTTTACAAGTTATGATTCAACTAGCATTATTATCTTTCTCTCCTATTGGTACTAAAGTGAGTGTAAGTAATAACATATTACATTTACACCAACCATCTTCTCTACAAGGTGTTTATAGATGGTATAATAAAGATGGTAAAGATGATTTACATTATTTATTTCATGCGATTAGACGATATTATAAATGGTATAGTAATAATGAGAATATAATTTATCAATATTTATTAAAAAAAGGCGTTAAAGGTATAAAAAATTTAATAGAGACTTATTCTTTAAAAGAACCTACTTCTATTATTCAAACTTTACAATTATATCAAAATATTTTGACTATTGAAAATCATGACTTATTTAATGTAACACTTCAAGATACAGTAAGTATTGATACAGTATTTGAAAATATCAAAGAAGTTTATGACGATAATTTACTAAATATTATTTATAATACATTAGAAATGTTATCTAAATCAGAAGAAAAAGATAGAATTTTATATATATACGGATTATTAAATATTATAACACCTACTAATAATAAAATACGGTGTTGGATTAGAGATAAATTAACTTGTTAATAAAAGCATTTTTTTTAAATTATAAATTGTTGGTATTACAAAATTAACATTTGATAAATTTTTCAGAACTATATTGACATGTGAATTCAAATACAAAATTACTTGGATACCCCTGTAAATCTATTATTCTTCCATGTGTATCAGTAATTTTTATATGTAGTTTTCTAATTCTTACTGGACCATTGTAATTTCTTTTGATACCATAATTTTGTACTGAACTATAAATATTATTTTGAAATGGACCATTTACTATTTGAACTCTAGATAATACATTATCAGATATTAATGTTCCATCATTTCCTAGTATTAATATTTGTTGTGACTGATTTCCAACAAAGTCATTTACTGAAATGTAATAACTTGTTGGATTACTATGACCATAAATATGTGAGGCTTGTAGATACCCATAATATATATTATTATTGTCTATATATTTATAGTCATCTTCTCTATTATTAATATTTATATATGTTGAATTATTGTATATATTTTTTATAGTGAAACCAAAAGTTCCCAAACAACTTAATGAAAAATTGGTTTCATTAGATGTATCTTCTTTATAGATATTTATAGTTTTTTCATTATTTATACATAACGACTCACTAATAACATTAGATAAACTGAATTGTATTTCATGAGGATCCGCAGTATTTAGAGGATCTAATATTATAGATTTAATACCCTTATCTAAAACTCCACTTGGTGTGAGAGCAGCCTTAAATGTTGCAAGTTCTTCGGATGTTTTAAATCTAAATACAGGTTTTGGATTCCACGTAGGAATTACAAATTTCATATATCGTAAATATAAAAAATCTACGCTCAGCTCGTTACTACTACCATCGGCAAAAGTAGTAGTGTTAGTACTATTGGTATTAATGTAATCTAAGTTGTCAAAATAATTATCATTTAAATATTCTTCTAAATCAGTTGCAAACCATAACCCATTTGGAATAGTTATAGTATACTCTTCATCTATTTTTTTATCATTTTCATTAATTATTATATGAATTTTAAATTTATTGTTATCTTTTGTATCTGAAAATGTATAACTTAAAGTGGGAATTTCACTATTTACTATTTCTAATGATGTAACATTGTTAATAGTCTCAGGTAACTCAATTATAAAATTACAAGCATCACTATTTTCATTTGGTGTTTCTTTTCTAAAACGCGAACTAACAGCTAATTGTTTTTTTACGGTATTATGTGTTATAGAATTTACTTTGATATTTGATTCGTTTGAGGAAAAAACATTGTAAATATAATCTTTGTTTATTTTATTTTCTTTTTCTAAAATACTTAATTTATCTTCTAAAATATTTATTTTTTCTATTAATTTGTTATTATTAGAATCACCCCTATAATACAGAACTAATAATTTATAAGCTTTATTAAAAAATATAGACAATTTTTCTTTACTTTCAGCATCGTCTAATTCTTGAATTTGTCTTAATTTATAATTATAATTATCTTCTAAAATACCCATGTTAAAGTTATTTTTAACATCAAAAATATCTTTTAATTCATTAATAGAATAAGAATCGATATTAGTATTCATATAATATAATACTTATATTATTTTAAGTGTTATATTAAGTATAAGTTATTTTAAATTTAAGGACCTAATTATTCGCAACATCTACATTTCCTAAAAATCTATGAGAATGTAATGTCTCATCTGTGGGGTCAACAAAAAATTCAGAATCACTTATAATCTGAAGCACGACATTTACATTTAGTGTTTTTTCAGTAGCACTGGTATCATAGTTACTAACATTAGCAGCATTATATGCTGGAATTACGTATGCTACATTGAATGTAATTGAATCACCTGCTTCAAATTTCAACGATTTAGTATATGGTAGGTCATCAGTTCCTAGTGTACCAGTGAAGTCTGCTGATCCAGCCGATGCGGATGTTCCTAACATTAATGCCAATTTATCAGTATCGTCTGAAGTTGCACCTTGTTGTGAGGCAGCAGTTTCGATAAATTTTTTAATAATTATACCAGCATTGGTGCTGGCGTGAGTACCAGCAGATGCGAGCCCCTCTACTAAAAGTTCACCTTGTTGTTGAGCTAGTTGAAAATTGGACCCTGCCTCGTCAGTTCCACCGAAGGCACTCATGTCTAGTATATCTGTAGTATTGAAATATGAAGCAAGCCTGCCATTAGTTTCATTATTCGAGAAATGAGCCATTTTTGCCATTTGTTCTATTCGTGTAGCGGAATACTCACCCGTCGTGTCTTCGCTATTATAAAGAGTTGCTAAATGGGCATTATCTTTCGAAGGGTCTCCAGGTTGAAAAGTTCCTGCGTTTCCACCTATTGCTGTCAAAACATTCTGACTTACCGTAGAAATTCTTCCCCGTTCAGTTTCGTAGTGACGGGCTGTGTCAGTTTCGGATCCGGTTATAAGATTTCCTCCCGGACCATCCAAAGCAACACCTTGAAAAGCTTCATCAATTTCTTGCTCAGTTGCAGTTACATGACCTTTTGTAGCAAAATCACCAAATGCTAATACTACACGGGCCATATCTGTGACAGCTTCGTGGGGAATGGCATCATTATCAATGACGGAAGCTGACATACCTAACGAGTGACCAATAGCATGTGCTAAAACCATTTTTCTAACATGATCTGGTACTATTATAGACATCAAATTAGCAAAATGTCTATTAATAACACATCTAGTTTCTTCTGCGGTGTCATTATCAGGATCAGGAGTTGACATCCAAAATTGATTATTAATAAATGTAAGTGGTGTTTTCATACTAAGTATCATATCAGGTGTGGTCGTAGCTTGGGTCGCTACTGCTTGGAATTCTATTGGTGTTAAAGGACTAATAGTAGAGTCAAACTCGCTAATATTAAAATTTAACGTGGTCATTTTATAATATGATAAAAGAATATAATTAACAGAAAAAAAATAATTTGTTAATATATTTTAAATGAATATATTTAAAACAGCTACCTCTGGTAATACATTAACTAACAGCGCTACTATAAATATTAAAACAAATGAAACAGAAACTAATAAATTTCAAGCAATGCACACATTAGTAGAAAATCAATTATCAAGTTATTTAGATGAATTTAGACAAGGTAATATTGATAATTTAAATGAACAATTTACAGTTGATAATTATCAACGGTATGGTACAATATTAGCAAATAATAATATTTTTAATTCTACTATTGTTAATGCTTTTCCATATGATTCAGAAACATTTAATAATTATCGCAATACATTTCACAGAGTTTTAGATGGATTAAATCTAGCAATTCTTAATAATAATATTTTATTAAATACTAATGAAGAATTAACAAATGTTAAAAATATACTAAATGATCCTGAATTATTGGCTAATTATTATAATACTAGATATTTGACTAATAATATTGGTGGTTTATCTGAATTAAATTCTAATGTTCCATTAACACCAATAGAAATTAGTCAAGAATATATTTTATATGTTGAACGATATGGTATACCAGATAATTTAGTATTTGACTCTGAAAAACTATCAGCAATTATACTTGAGTTACAAAATTCTTAATTTCCTAAATTCTTAATTTCCTAAATTCTTAATTTCCTAAATTCTTAATTTCCTAAATTCTTAATTTCCTAAATTCTTAATTTCCTAAATTCTTAATTTCCTAAATTCTTAATAAAA